AGAACGTTCGTCTTCGGAGCGTAGCGGTAAACAGTCCCGTCCAAGGTTACGAAGTCGGTAGGATCCGTGAACGGCTTCTCCGTGAAGGTGTCATAGCCGCCCCTAGTCTCGATGAGTACCTTGACGAAAGGGTTGTTTGCCGGATCGATCAGCTTCGGGATCTTGATGCCGCCCATCTCCGTCACCTGAACGGCATCGAATGGGTTGAAGCTGCCAACCCGCATGAAGACTGTCTGCCCGTCCTGAGTGCCACCAATCGGGATGCTGTTCCGGTAGCGCGTCGGAAGGCGGTCGTCGTTCGCCCCGTCGATCATCATCTTGGCATACTGGTTCCATAGGAACGCCGTCTTGGGGCGGATAAATGGAAGCTGGAAGAGAAGCTGATTCATCGTCCGGATGAATGTCCAGAAGGGGATGGCCCGGCGAATCCATTCCCGCTCCAGAGGGTGAAGTCTGCCGTAGTTCCCGAGGAATCGCTCCATCTCCTTGACCGCCGTTTCCGCCTTCGCGGCCACCGGAGCAAGAGTCTGACGTCTGGCGGCGATATCTAGGAGCTTTTGGACGTCCTCTCCGATGCCTCCAGCGGAGCGGGTGTAGGGGTACGCCCCAACCACGCTCTCTCGCTGCTTCGCCAGGGATTCCAATTGCGACTGGAGTTCTTCAAGTCGACTTCCACCACCAGAAGGGACAAGCTCCGCCTGCTTGTGAAGGGTATGAATCTCGTCAGCCGAAGCGTTCTCCCCGATCTTGTCTAGGATCTTATTTTTCACGTCCTGAGCGTTCGACAGGCTGCGCTCTGTGTTCATCTGCTGCTGGACGCGCTCCATGTCCATGTCGATCTGCGCAAGGCGCTTCTCTTCCTGAAGCCCGAGGCTGACCTTCTTCGCCTGGATGGCCTGCTGGGAGGTAAGGCCCATCAACTCCTGACGCGCCTGGAAGGCGCTGCGGACCGCATCGTCCATCGTGCCCTGAGCGAGGAGCGCATTCGAGACGGCGTCCCCCATCTTCGCCTGACTGTCGATGGCCTCCCGGAGCTTGGTTTCCACGAGTAGGTGGCGCGGGATTTCATCAGACTTCCCAAGGAAATCGGTCAGCTTCGTGACAGCGCCGTGAGGTCCGAAGCCTGGGACGCGTGAGAGAAAGTCCGAGGCGTACCCTTGTTCAGAGAGGAGGCCGGATGCCGATAGAGCCTCCGCCGGTAGGATCTTGGAATCGGCAACCGTCTTCGACCAAGGGAGGTGCCCACCCGTCATCAGCAGGAGCGAGTTCCCGAGGAGGTTGTTCATGTAGTAGCGCGGCATAAGCCGCAGGACCGAGCTACGCCAAGTGTTCAGGATCTTGTCGTAGAAGCGGAGCGGGCCGCTGACGCCACGGAGCTGACTCTCAATCAGGTAGGCGTCTTCCTTCGGAATCGCCACCCCCCAGTTCCTTGCGTCGTTCGCCGCCATGTGGGCTTCCTGGAGGAGCTTATCGCCCAAGGTTTCCTCGACGTGACTGAGCGAGTTTTTGATCGCATCAAGATTCGTCGATCCTTTCGCCATCTCGTCGGCCATCTTGGACATCATGGCCTCATGAGCCGGGATGAGGCCCTTTTCGATGTACTTGGAGAGAACGGGGTCCATCCACACATGGCCCGCAGGGAGTTCTCCGCCAGCCTTGACGATCTTCCCTGAGTTCTGGATGGTGTCGGTGATGAAGTTCACCATCCCCCGAAGCTCCGCCGTCTGAACCGTTCTCCGCGCCTGGATCTCCTGCGGGTTCCGGATGATGCCCTCTCCGATCCCCTTCTTATTGAAGCGGGCCACGTTGCTCAAGTTCTGGCCGTCGTACTTGACCCCTTCCAGCATGTCTAGAAGGCCGTTAGCGCGGTCCGAAATGTACGGCATGTAGGAGGGCTTCGTCGCGGTACCCCAAGGGTTCGCGCCTTCCGCCCACGCCTTCGCAGCGTCTAGCCCTTCGCGGGTATAAGTAATCTTCCCTTTCTCGTCGAAGTAGACGTGGTCGGAAATCTTTCCGTCGGCGGCCAGCCGGTCCGCCAGAGGCTTTAGCGCGGCGTCATCAAGCTCCGCCTGGTTCTTGATGCCCATGTCCTTCATCCACTCTTCGTTGTGGATGTTGTACTTCTGCCAGTTCTGGGCGTGTTCAGCGAGTTCAGGCTTGGAGGCCATCTCCATAGGCTTGTATCCCGTGGCAAGCTCCCAGTACTCGTCCCAGTCCTTCTTCGAGATGGACGCCTTCCAGAGGTCTTCGGACTTCTGGGCGGCCTGGACGCGCTCGTTTAGGAGGTAGGACGCCATCTTGTCCTTCCTCATGAGCCCGTACGGGGTGAGGGCAACCCCCTCCGCCGCGCTCTTGATGGCCGGGACCTTGAGGAGCGCCTTCCCAGTAGCCTCGAAAGGAAGGGCGAATAGCTTTCCGGGGGCCCGCTGGATGCTGTCCCCGTACCGGATCAGCTTCGTAGCGACGGACTCGCCAACCTCCGCGCCAGCACGAAGGGCAGCGCGTTCCGCTGCCGAGAGGGCGGCGGTCCCAGCCCCCTTCACGAAGCCGCCGACGCCATCCACGACGGTAAGGGCGTCCATCAGGACGCCGAAAGGATGCCTGTAGAGCGCCTCCCCTACCCCGTCCTTATAGGTGTCCGTGATGCCCTTGATAATGTCCGTGCCGGTCCGCTGAAGCTCCTTGGTCAGGAACTCCGGGTGTGCGTATAGATCCCGGACGCCGTCCAGATTCTTGGACAGCCACTTCCCGTTCTTCCAGGCAACCTGGATCATCGCCGGGATGCCCTCCACGAAGTGGCTCACGTCATCACCGAAGTTCTTGAGCCAGCCCTGAAAGGACTTGGTCGAGTCGGTAGGCGGATTCTCGAACGGTGCCGAAGGGGTATCCTTCGGGTTGATCGGCATCATCCGCATCCTGTCAAGGGCCATGTCGCCCTGATCTGGAGCGAAAGACTGCATGGCCGGAAGGGATGCCTGCCCCATCTGGCCTAGAGGAGAGAGGGACGGCTTGTTAAAGGCTGGAGCCCCACTCTCGAAGCCGGTAACCGGCTGGATGGGCCTCTGAGGAGGAAGCGGACCCAACCCCTGATCCATCGGCATGGGTTACCCCAGTCCTAGCATTCTGGCGACGTCAGGAGAGACTCCAACTTCGTTGTTTCCGGGCTCCCCGAGCTGCTTGTTGAAGTACTCGATGCGCTTCTGGAGCTGCTGCATCTGCTGCATCACTTCAGGCGGGGCTTTAAGCGGAGCTGGGTACTGCTGGCGGAGCGCGTTCAACTGCTGGAGAGCTGCGCCACGCCCAGACTTGAGACGCTGGAACTGGAACTCTTGGGCCTTGCTCTGATCGACACGCTGTTCTTTCTGCTGCTCCCTAGCCTGCTGACCCATGAGCATCTGAAGCTGCCGGTACTCCGACTCCCCGAGACGGCGCTGCTCCTGACGGTCCTTGATCTTCGCGCCCTCAAGCTGCATCACGTCGTTCAACGCACCCTGCTCGTTCCTCATCTTCTCGCCACGGCGGGAGATCATCTCCGCAGCCTGAAGCGGGTGGGCCCCGCCCAGCATGAGGAGGGCGTAGCCGAGGTAGTCGGTAATGCCGGGGGTCTTCCCGGATTCCGCTCTCGCGTCAGCGTACCGGCTCTTGGCCTCCTGAAGGACGCCTTCAAGATACGGGTCGTCCTTGAACTCCATGCGGAGGTAGTTGTCCGCCTTCTCCGGAGTGTTGACGCCGTTCTTGGCCGCCTCCTGAGCGTGACTCCTGACCAAGCCCTCGAAGTCGTTTTCAACTCCACGGACGACTTCCCCGAAGCCCTGATGCTTCGCCATCTCAAGATCGGCCAGAGACCCGCCGCGTTCGGCATTTAGACGCGCAAGCAATCCCTGCTCCGCTTGCGGCATCGGCATCCCCTGGGCGCTCATACTGGGGCCAGGAGTCGCCTTGGAGAGGATCTCCGCCGCCGAAGGGCTAGGATCATCGGCCTGAGAGATGTCTCCGCCGATCATCTTGTTCGCACCGCCAGCCAGCAACTTCAAGCCAGGTGCCACCGCATCGGACGCCTGCTGAAGCATCGCCTTGGAACCCTTCTGCATCCTAGGGCTAGGCATGAAGAACGGCATCGAGGTAGCCATCGGCGGCGTGTTAGCAGCCTCAGGATTCTGGGCCTGCTGCTGCACGTTCAGGAACGGAAGGAAAGGATGCTCGAAGGCCGGAGACTGCGCTGCCGCCGGAGGCGGACCAGAAGAAGGCGCTGGCCCGGTCGGAGGAAGGGTATTGTCCTTCCAAGGATAGTTCGGGTCGTTCGCCATCAATCTATTCAGGGCGGCCTGCTGATCGAACGGCGCTGCGGCAGGAGGCGGATTTTCGCCGCCGAAGAGCGCAAGGATATCCTTCAGATTGTAAGGCATCACTCACCACCATTCCCACCGAATTGACTCAGATATCCCGAGTCATAGCTTGTCCCGTCGCCCCAGCCTCCTGTCGTCTGCGGCCACATGCCGTAGGCCCCTGCGGCAGCTCCAAGAAGATGAAGACCCATGTTTCCGTAATAGGCCCCACGCTGCGCCCTAATGTGCTTCTTGATCATCGAGAGCTGTTTCTGGGCAAGCGTTTCCTGCTGTGCCGCCGCCTGCTGCTCGATGGCGTTTTCGTCCTTAACGCGGTTCACCGCCTGGACGCCGACGTTGTTCGCTTCTGACGGGTCGTAGACGCCACTGGAGTTCGCGGCCTCCTCCGCCTTCCGCTGGTTGAGGCGGGCGTTGAAGTCCGTCATCATGCGGTTCCTGACCGCCTGACTAAGCGCCATCTGCCCCTGAAGCTGCTGGAGCTGGCCCTGCTGACGGGCTACCCGATTGTCGAAGTAGCCGCCGACGAGACCGCCGAGACTTCCGCCAAGCCCGCTCAAATCAAGCATGTCTAGGCACTCCTCTGAGTTCCAGGCTCATGAGCCTTTGCCGTCACCTTCAGTCCGTAAACGATGGTCTGGCCGTTGGTCGAGTTGTCCCGAAGACGGACCCGATGGAAGGTCGCCCTATTGCCTAGGAAGTTCTTCAGCTTCTTAATGGGACCCTCCGAAGACACCGCCATTGTATCCGAGTAGGAAGTAACTGTCCCGTCGGCATAGTGCGTTGCGGTCAAGGTGCTGGATGTCCCTGTATCCGCATGGAGGTAAGCCCACCGGAGGGTTGCCGGACACCATCGCTCGTCAAAGGTCATGTCCGGAGTTTCGTAGATGAAGTCGATGGCCGAGCCGTCGTCGTTGTTTCCGTTCTCCGCCTCCCAGACCAAGATGGAGGTACCGGAGGTACCGAAGAGCATTCGCCCGTCAGGATGGTTGGCGTAAACCCTGGGGGTCTTCCCGGTGTTCATCGTCCACGAAGACCGCTCGACGTCCACCACAAGTTCCCGGTTGTTAGCCGAGCTTGTCGGGTAGCCGAAGTAGAGCTTGGTCTGGTACCGCCCGATTGCGATGGACGACTTGGAGGAGATGGCAAGATACGTCTGCTGGATGGGCTCCGAGAGCTTGTACGGGTAGCGGCCCTGGATGCCGTAGATTCCACGATTCGTCGCCACGACGACGAAGTTGTCATAGGCCAGCATCGCCTCATGGCTGACCGCGCCGACGTTCAGGATCTTCCGGGCGCTCCAGTCGAACGGAGACGAGCCGAAGAGGATGTAGAGATTCCCCTCCTTGCCACCGGACGCCGGGGAAATCTTCGAGAAGATGGCGAAGTCGACGCCGCTGCACATGCCGTTCAGGACCATGCCGTCGTTCTTGCTGAAGGTCAAGGACCCGGCATTGTCGGAGGTCGTATAGTCTTCCTCGTTCAGGAGCGCGGAATGGGTGGCTACGCTGTTCGCGCCCGTGCCGAGGAAGACGCGGTTCCGGTGAACCATCCCGAACTGGGCTTTAGACGGCGGCGATCCGCCGAGAGAGGAGGAGGAAACCCCGTCCGTCGTATAGAACGGGCCGCCGCCCTCGTTCAGGATGATGATCTTGTCGTTCGACATGAACATCCGGACCATCTTGTCTACCGTGATGGTCAGCCCGGTAATCGGCGTATTCCAAGTGCCGTCCGAGATGTCCTGTACGGTGGACCCTTCGGCGGCCAGGGTGTACGGGACGCCGAAGAGGGAGCCGGACGAAAGGACGGGATTCGTACCGTAGGTTCCCGTCACCCGAGCGCGGACGTAGTAGAGCGTGACGCTGTTCAGGCTGACCGTGGCCCAGTCCGAGGGGATGGTCCAATAGACCTTGTAGGTAGTCGAGCCAGCGGACGCCGTGAAGCCGGTCGTTCCATCCGTCACTCCAGAAAGCGCCGTCCAAGCGGACCCGTTCCAGTACTCCCAAGCCACGGTTCCGCCAACGCCAGCGGTCGAAATGATGATCGTCAGGCCGCTGTACTTGACCCGGCAGCCGATGGCGAAGTAATCCCCGACTGCCTCGACAGCGGGAAACGGGTCTACGTCGCCAGCGGCGGAGCTATTGAAGTCCGTCGTCTCATCAACGAAGGTCAATGGGCTGGCATCCACCTGCCACGCCTTAATGGCCCCGCCAGCGGCGGACGTCCCGGAGAACAGGCCGCTGACAAATGTTCCCGTCGGGCTGACCTTTGCCGAGCCCGTGAACTTGATATGCCCAAGACGCTTCTTGACTCCGCCGTTGTAGGTCGGGTCCGTGTTCTGGAGCGTCGGGGACTGGTTCTTCTTGAGCACATGAGCGGGCCTCTGGGTATAGAGGCCGCCGTCCGGCTCGAGAACCTCGTACGTCTTGAGTTCCTTTTCCAAGCCCATCAGGAGTACGGCGTCGAAACCTTTCGGTTCCGGACGTCCCTCACCTGCCTGCGGATCTCCCTTTTCGCAACGACCTTCTCCGCCTGATAGATCTGAAGGGCAGTGGCTGCGGCCTCTTCATTCCCGGACTGCTTGTGCGCCAAGTAGAGAGCGTAGTTCACGATCATCCGATGGAAGCGGCTGGAGAACTCCGGCGTGTCCGAATCGGCGGACATATACTTGTGGGAGTAGGCGTAGGTCATCACAAGGTCGCAGCGGTACACCGTGTCGCAGGAGTTGTGAATGGCCGCGGTCGTCCCCCCCTGACCACGAAGGCAGAGGGTCAGGTTATTGGTCGTCGTGTTGTTGTACTGGTAGGCAATCTGTTCGGACCCTACGAGGACGATCCCGGCATTCTGGTAGAAGTCAGAACTGGACGTGAAGGCCAAGCTTGTGGAACTGCTGGTAACCCCCGAAAGTAGGATCTTCGTGTTCCCGCTCGACGATGGAGCCGGGCCTAGATAGATGTCGTTGTCGATGATGGTGTATCGCTCAGGGATCGAACGAGGGGCCCGCTTCCACAGGTACCCCTCCTGCTTGAACTCCTGCGGGGAGAGGTAGTCAATCGGCGTCCCAACGCCGTTCTGGTACCACATCATGGCGCGGGAGTGGACGTAGTCGCTGGGCAGGTCGTACCGGAACTGATAAGCCGTGACGTAGTAGCCGAACTCCCGGAAGCAAGGCTGCGCATCGCTCTGGAAGTCATCGCAAGCCATGTTGATGTAGAGGTTCGCGGGAGTGGCGGAAAGGAACCCGCCGTTCTTATCCTGGAACCTCGTCTGGAGGTCCGCTCTCAGCGCGGAGAGAGTCGCCATTAAACCTTCTCCCCTCTCCACCCTTTGACGGTGGCTTCGGGATGCTTCTCTATCTCATGGACGGCATCGGTAAGCGCCTTGAAGGCCACTTCCCCGCCGCCGTAGACGAACTGGAAGGCGTATTTCACGATCATGTGGAACTGCTTCCCGAGGCGGTAATACTGGTCCGTGTCGAGGGCGACGAGGGCGATCCGCTGGCCGTCCTCCTGCTTCCCACGGGCGATGTCCTTCAGGGCGTGACGGTAGGAGGCCAGGACCGCGTCGGCGGCGTTGCACTTGGAGCACTCGGGATTCCCGACGTTCCTGTCCTTGGCCTTCTCTAGATCAAGTCCCATTCTCTAGTTCCTGACGATCAACTGTTTTTTCTTCGGAAGCCCACCCGTCGCCCACAAGTGCTTGTAGAAGGCGTCGAGAGAGTCGAACTCCTGCGGGATGGTCGTCTTCGGAAGGTCCAGCTCTCCCCATTCCGTTCCGGTATGGGAGGCGTCCGCCAGCATGACCTTGGGGTGCATCCACACGGCCCGGTTCTTCAGGGCCTCCGCGATTCGGGCGAAGGTGAAGACGTAGATGCTCCGCCAGTTCTTCGTCACCTTGCCGTTCTTCTGGATGTCTTCCGCCTCTTTGATCTTGAGGTACTCCTCATTCATCCTGTTCTCGCAGCCGACGAAGACGATCCGAAAGGCCCCGAGGTGCCAAGCCAGCGAGGACGCCCCGACGGCGGAAACCCCGTTCCACGCCAGCTTCCCGGCCTGGACGTCCTTGAAGAAGGCTTCCCGAACCTCCGGCCCCTTCTTATCCGGGTCCCCGGCCCGCTCCCAGATGTACGTTTCCGAGTCGTAGTGATCCTTGAACAAGTCAACCCCGCATCGAATCGCCGCCTTCGCGTTCGGATGGTCCTTGGAAGTCTCGTAGGCGTCAAGGTCCATCCAGAACCAGTAGTCTGCGGGAACGCGCTCGATAGCCCGGTTGATGGCGATGGTGAAGGCTCTAGGGTGTCTTTCCTTCAGGTGCTTCTCCGCGTTGGCGATAGATTCGCCCATGCCGACGACGAAGCAAAGCTCGCCGTTTCTGGAGTCGAAGATTTCCCGGATGTCTTTAGGCAAGAGCCGCCTCCAAGTTCACTTTCGGAAGAGGAAGGAACCCGCCGGGGGTCGCGTCCACGATCTCTACGGGGCGCTCAAGCCACTGAGGCTTCTCCGCTTCGGAGAACATCTCCAGAAGCCTCTCCATGACCCCGAAGTGCTGTCCGAGCTGCCAGACCTTGTCCCGTCCCGCCTGGACGTAGTCGTCGAAATGGCCGTTCCCAGGGTAGTCGTGACCGTAGAGGACGATCTTCTTCGCCCCCATGCGGATGGCCAGATGGATGGCCCACCCTGTGGTAGACTCCGCCCAGTAGAAAGGCCGCAGCGCCGGATCTCTCCAGCGGTTCGGCTCCCCGTTCACTTCGACCAAGTAGGCGGGTCGGTCCTTGAGCCAGCTATAAAGCTGGATGCAGCACACCCAAGGGACGCCCTCCGCGTTCGGATGGTCCATGTTCTGGGCCAGCGTATCCACGTCGTGAAGGCACCAGTAGTCAGGCTTGAGGTGCCTGACGGCCCGATTCACCGCCAGCGTGACGACGCCTTCGGGGATCGTCTTCAGGTAGGAAAGGCTCTTGCCGGAGCCGAGAATAAGGACCGTCTTCCCTTCGGCTGCGCCACGGAGATCGTTCGCGTTCTTCCAGGGCTGGGTGGGATTCCGCCGCATCACCGCCTTCCAAGTGTCCACACGCACCTGATTGGTCCAGACGTCCTCTTCCCACGACTCGCCAAGCGCAGTCCGAGGCATCGCCTTGATGCGCGGGTCGTTCAGCTTGCCCTTGGTGGTGATGTAGAGCATTTGGAGGGGTAGCCCCCGATAAAGAGGGCTACCCGACCGAATGTACTATTCGCACTCCACGTAAGCCGCGCCGGTAGCCGTGGTCGAGCTGACCGTGGCCGCCGCGTAGCCGACATGGCGTTCGAGGGCCGCCCGGAGTTCAGCGCCGCTGACCTTCGTGGTAGCGGCAAGCTTGATCCGGTACGCGAACCCGTCGTCCGTCGCCGCGCCTCCGGCATAGACGTAGTCGCCCTTGGTCCAGCCGAGGCCCGAACCCGTCTTCTTCTTCAGGTTCGACTGGTAACCCTTGGTCTTGATCCAGCCGTAGTACACGTCCGTCAGAACGCTCTGAAAGCACCCGGCAGCGAACGCCGAATCGACGTCCGAAACGTCCGAAGTGACGTCCCAGAACGTGGACTTGGACGTGATGCCGCGATAGCACAGAGCGCCCGCCGCAGCCGCGACGTTGCCCGCGCCGTTGTCGAACTTCACGTAGCGGTACGTCGAGCAGCCGATGACGCTGGATTGCTCCTCAACCCGGAGAGTCCCGAGCGGATAGAGCGCCGTGGCACTGCCGGTCGTGCTCACGTCGTCCGTGAAGCACATGGCAATCCCGCATCTGTTGATGGCCATATCGTTAACCTCCCCTTAGGGCTTGAGAACCGAGAAGGAAGCCACCGTCCGGCGGTTCCGGAAGATGAAGTTACCCGCGAAGAACTTCTGCCAGATGCGAATCCACTGGTTGGCGGGACGCGGGACACGTTCCACCTTGAAGTTCACATCCTTGTGCACGATCATGTTCATGTGACGGCTATTGAGCCACCACAGATAGTTCGTGGCAGAGCCCGCCCCCGAGCCCGGCGAGTGCGAGTCGTGGAAGATGGGGATGTCGTTGAGAAGGATGTACTTGAAGCCGCCACGAGCCGTCTGCTCACCGCCGAACCGCTGGTTCGCCTGGAGCAGGGCCCAGACCTTCTTGTACACCGCCTTGTTCGTCACGCCCATGTCCGGACCGTCCGAGGCCACGGTGGCATTCAGGATGCCGCCCTCGAGCGTAGACAGGGCAATCGTCGAGGTGGTCGTGTTCACCTGCGCGATCCAGTTGGAGAAGTCCGCAACCGGGATCGAGTGCAGCGTGGTAGACGCCGAAGCGACGTTGCGAAGCCCCGTCACGCCGGTAGCCGAATCGGCGTTCGTCGAGAAGAGGTCGGTGGAAATCTGGTCCGCCATCTTCAGGTCGCCGTTCTTCGTCTTGGTCTGGATCAGGTCCACGACCGCCTCGTCACCGCTGTTCCGGAGGATGTCATGCTCCGTCAGGACGATGGAGACGTAGTAGAGCTTCCAGTCCAACTGGACCGCCGTGTCGGTGTCCGTCGGGCTGTAGTTCAGGAGGTCCGCTCCCTGGAACGAGCCAGCCGACGCGATCTTCTGGTAGATGATGGAAGACTGGATCTTCGATCCGCCCTGATAGGTGATCTGACCCGTCTCCCGCATGTGGTAGAAGAGCGAGGCGGAATCGTAGACGTTGTCTTCCGACCCGCTCTCCAGAATGTTGAGGGTCGTTGCCTCAACCTGACTGGTAAACGGAAGAGCCATAGGAGTTTCCTATCTGCTACTTCTTGTTCGCATTAGCGCGGAAGACCTTCTGGGCCCAATCGCGCTCCTGCGCTGGCGTTGCATGACGGGGACGTTCCGGGAGTCCGGTAGGCTTGGCCCCGGCAGTCGGCGCTTGAGACCCAAGGAAGGCGGACTTGCCGCCGTTCTTGATCTCCTCTTCCTTCTGCTTCTGGCCCATCTCCAGCCACCTGGCGGACAGGGTCGGAACGACCGCTTCGGAGTAAGCCAGCGCAAGCTGACGATTCGGAGGAAGGTTGCCGCACCAGCTCTCGTTCTCCTTGAGCCAGCCTTCGATGGCACCCCATTCCTTCTCAGTCAGTTCCTTGTGCGACTTTGCGAAGTCGTCGATTGCCGCGCCCTGTTCGCGTTCCCGCTCTCTGCCCTCAAGAAAGCCGATGCGCTGCATGACCTCCGGAGGAAGATTCTGCTCGGCGGCCTGCTGAATGGCCTGCTGGGGCGGCATCCCGGCTTTGATGGCCTGAACGACCTGATCCCGGAGGGCCGGATTGCGGTTGATGGCGGCGACGACCGATTCGTACTGTCCGATCTTATTCGCCGTATCCCGATCCCTCTGGGCGCGTTCCTGGTTCTTCCGGGTAACTTCCGCTTCCCACTTCTTGGCCGCTTCGTGGAATTTGTTCGGATCGGTGTAGGTGTTCCCGCCGAAGTCGAACTTCCACTGCTGACCCGCCGTGGCGGAAGTGTTCTCACTTCCGACCGTTTCCGAGGTCTGAGACTGGGAGGTGACTTCGGAGGCCGCTTGCTCAGTTCCCTGAGCCTCGACCGCCGCTTGGTCGCTCATGGTCTCGTCTGGCATCGAGTTCCCTTTCGAGCTTTTGCATGACGCCTTTTGTTCCGCGCTTCGACAGGGGGCGGAACACGCCCTAAGTTTTCGGGAAAGAAAAAAGGGCACAGCGATGTAGCGGCACCGCTATGCCCTTTATCTTTCCTGCCTAGGCCCCCGGGGATCAGCCGGGTAGGGCCCTAACTATGCGCTCTACTTGCCGTCAACCCTCCAGATGGGGAGGCCACTCATCCCCTTGGGCTGCTTCCGGACGAGGGGCTCCTTGTCCGACCTCTTACCCTGAGATATTCCGGACGCTTCCTTCTGCTCCGGGGACGCCTTCGGCCCCGGCCCCTTCGGAGCTTCCCGATGGCGGGACCGATGCTTGCTGACCGCTTCGTGCATACTCATTTCATGTTTCCTCTACGCGCTAACCGTCTGAGCGTCCGTCCCAACCGTCGGCTTATCCGTGTCGTACTCGGCGGACGCCTCCCCGGCGCTGCGGCGTACGCGACGTTTCCGGAGCTGCTCCACAAGGCTCTCGTCGTTGCGCTGCTGCTCGTTGTACTGGTCCATCGCGTCCTTCTGGGCTTGGAACGCCTCGTCGGACTGATCCTGAGACCTCTTCCCGGCGGCGTAGCCACCGACACCGCCAAGGACGGCTCCGATAGGGCCCCCGGTCACGAATCCAAGGAGGGCCCCGGCACCTGCCGCATACGCAGCCTTGTTCCGATCTAGGCTTCCTTTCAGTCCTCCAGCGTACCGGTGGGCGTCCGTGTTCTTGACGTACATGTCCTCGCCGGTCAGGTTGTTGTGGATCGTGTCCCAGTAGTTCTGGGACTTCATGTCGATGCCGCTGATACCGGCGTCTCCGAGCTTCTTGAGCTGCTCAGGGTCCGTAACTCTGTACTCTGAGTACAGATTGTTCATGATCGAGTCTTTGTACGCATCACCGAACATCTGGTTTCTGAGTTCCTCTGCCCGCTGGGCGTTGTTCGTTTTCCAAAAGCCCCTACCAGTGTCTTGCTTCAACTGAGGAACGCCCTGAGTATTCCCAAACCTAGTGACAGCGGGTTTGAAAAGGCTCTTATATTCTTTAGCGGCAGCGCCAACGCCATAACCAACGCCGCCGACGCCAAAACCGCCCTTCAATGAAGATGCATAGCTGTCAGCGTTGAAGTCGCCGCCACTCAACTTCTTGTATGCGCTCATCTGGTCAGCAAGGGACATGCCCTTGTTCTGATCAAGGTACTGCCGCGCATAGTAGGACGCTAGATCCTTGCCCATGAGACGACCCCCAAGAGATGACTAGTCCAGAGGCGCAGGACCGCGCCCGCCGGGATAGCTGTCCATCGGCATCCCCTTCTGGCCCTGCTCCGATGGAACAACGATACCGCGATTCTTTCCGGGGAAGCTCGTCTTGAGGCCAGGAGGGATGCCCTTCTGGCCCTGCTCCATAGGAACCACGATCTTGCCGCTCTTCTTCTCAGCCATGTCTCGTCTCCTTCTTACTTCCTATAATTCAATGGGAAACGCATGAAACTTGCAAACGCCTAGGCCGCATTTTGACGCCCAAGATTAATCTGGTCCGGCATCATGGCGATGTCCTGCGGAGTGGGCCCCTGCTGTGCGCCCATCATCGCTTGCTGCTGCATCATCATCCGCTGCTGCTCCATCTCCCCGGCGATCTCCTCCCAGCGGTCCCAGCCAGCAGCACGGAGGAGTTCACGGAGCGGAAGCGCGCCACGGTCGAACAGCGTGATGGCCTGCTGGAACTTCGCGGTACGGGAGACCGGCAGCGTAGAACCGGCCCCGATCCTAACATCGAACTCCGCATCCGGAGGAATCATGTTCGATGTCTGGTCGTAGACGTTCTGTTGCTGCGGCATCCCGTCTTCTCCGATGACCGGGAATCCGCTATCGTCCGTCACCGTCTCCGTTCCAACGGGCTTATTGATGACGAAGCTATTCTGCATCACTTGTGCAGCCGGGACCGGAGAGCCGTCCGCGCCGAACTCGCTGCCGACGATTCGGAAGATGCGCATGGACGTGTAGTGCTTCTGGATGAACTGGATGAGGATTTTGCCGCAGCGTCGCAGGGCTGCCTCCATCAGGCGGACCTTGAGGCGAAGGCGGGTATTCGCCGCATCGCCTAGAGTTTCAAGAGCGATGCCCGCCTCGACGCCTACAGGCCGTTTACCCTGGATAATGTCCACGTTCCCGAGGATGTCGTTGATGTCCTGCTTGTCGCGGTCGTTCACGCCGAAAAGGCCCGTCAGGTCCATATGCGGGACCAGCCAGTTAGCGGCCTGTGGGCCGCCCTCCGCCGGGATCGAGATGCCCGGCTCCATCTGAAGGTCTTCGAGGTCCGCACCCGCGCCAGGGTCATAGATGAACACCGGGGAGGAGCAGAAGCGGAGGATATCGAGGATCATGCCTCGGCGCTTGTTGATTTCGTACTGAAGGTTTTCGACGAGGGCAATTTCTCCGGTTCCCCAGATGGACCAATGCGTCTTGTAGTCCGGGAAGTGGACAAAGGGGGCCATGTCGAAGTCGGTAATGTCCGGACCTTCAAGCAGCACGTCGTTTGCAACAACCGTGCGCTCCCAGCGTTTGGTTTCCCTGTCGAAACGCCAGCGTTCCCCGACCGTCGCGGAGGTCTTGCTATTCTGAGGAGCTTCCCGCTGTAGAGTGTCGCCCCCGTAGAGCCAGGTATCAGAACCAGTTGTTGTGGTAACCGCGTGACTGCCGCCCTTCCCGACGCCCTTCTGGGCGACCTGTGGACGGTAGATGACGACGTCATTGTCCTTCACCTTGGCAGTCACTTCCGCGCCCTTCTCGGGCCACAGGACTGCGATGCGATCGAGCCCGATCTGCTCGACGTGCCAAATCTCCGTCGCGTCGTCGATGTCCTTCGCTTCGGGGTTGAAGAACATGCACGTCGGGTCGACGTCGACGATCTGGATATCTCCAGTCCCCTTCCTGAGCGCAGGGTTCCAGAGGATCTTCCAGAAGCCGTTCCCGAAGACGAGAGAGTTCAGGATGGTTGCCGGAAGCTTGACGTCGCAGTTGTTCTCCTCCCAGAGCCATTCCACAATGGCCCGGAGAACGTCGGCAATGCGCTCGTCTTCCGGGTTTCTTGGAACGATGGCGATCTGTGGGCGGTTGTCCGTGATGACGGGAAGGATGGAGTTGACGGCTGCGGTAGATAGCGGAATGGTCGGGGTACTCTGCCAGGGCTTCTGGTTGCCGTTCCAATGCTGGCAGTAGTAGATTTCCGCGTACCGCTTCTGATCGACGGGGTTGACGATGGCGTACTTGTGCTGCTTCGACTTCCGCCAGTCTCCCCAGAACTTCTCGACAAGCTCCGTTTCGTCTGGGCGTGCGGCAGTAGAGGAAGTCTGAGAGAGCGGCGGAGCGCCCTTCTCTTCGTACAGCGTCGGCTGAGTAACTACTTCAGGCATAACTTATCTCCTTGACCCATCCGACATGTGGTTCCTCTTTTCTTCCGTTATGCTAGTGTCGGGGAAAGGATCTCGCAAACGGTCGCCCGGAATTCCAAGCTCCCGGAGGTCTTTCATGCTGTTCATGTCGTAGGACTTGCCGCGCTTGTAGCCTGGGGCCAGGTGAGGGTACCGGCTTGTGAAGTCGTAGAGGTTGGCCTCCACGTCTGCCGTGGTCCGCATCTTCGCCGCCTTCTTCTTCCCGAAGACGTGGCGGTACAGTTCCCTCTGCTTTCGGTCAAGCGGCAGGTTCTTGACGGCTCCGGTCGTCACGCCACCGGGGGCCAGGCCGAGACTAGCCCGCTTGCCGCACGTCTCGCACTTCGCCCACTTCGGAATGTTGTGGATGGAGGCCATGCGCGGCGTTACGTGCTTCCAGCCATTGCCGTCTTTCTTCAGGCAGTAGAAGTAGTACATAGGCATGGCGTTACCCCTTCTTTAGAAGTTCCACTGGGACGTTGTTCCCGACGCTGACGGCCCCTACGGCGGACTTGGCGACGACAGCGATCAACTTCCCGTTGTTATCCGTGTAGTGATCGACCACGTAGGCCAGCCTGCCGTTCCAGAGGACGCGGCCTTCGGTCTTGAGCAGCTCCATGAACTCCTGTTCTGTCATGCCGTCCAACCGGACCTATTGCGCCCGGGTCTCCTAATCAATTTCACGATGCCTTCCAAGTTCCTTGAGGTTTCCGCGCTGATATTGGCAATCTCCGGAGGGGCCTTTCCGGCGTAGCGAGTCTCGACGACGTCCCCAGCGTCCGCCTTCTTCTCTCCAGGCATCTTCGGCTTGTAGAGGCCCTTCACGAATTCCGAGACGATCAGGTATTCGAGTGCGTCCGTTCCGTGGTCGTCGCCTGGTGCGAAGTCGTCTCCGGCATTCCGGTCCACCTGCTTACCCTTCAGGTCGATGACCCGGACCACGCCGTCTTCGCCTTCCGCCTTGTACCGCTTCCACTTCCTGTTCTCGAGGTCATGGACCAGACCCTTGCAAGCGGTCGTGTTGACGCGCAGGAAAGGCCGGTCCTCTTGATTCCTGCCGACAATGAGCGAGTTCAAGACCTCGTAGCGGTAGACGAGCCAGCGCGTCCCGGTCGCCGTCCGCTTTCTTGCGGACTTCATGGGGCGCAGTCCGTATCGGGAAAGCTCCATCGCCGTGATGCGCCCCGAAGGGTCGTGCCACCAGCTCCGGATTTTGTTGAAGAGCGGGCCGCAGGCGCGGCGGATGCCTTCGACGTGGTCGCGGAGCGTCTTCGAGCGGTCGTCGTCGTAGTATTCCGACACGACGTGCCAGACGTCCTTGATGCGGGCCGCGATGGTGCAGACGAACGGGTCGTTCGCCCCGAAGTCCAGGCCCGCGCAAACGTAGGCATCCGGCGGAACGGTGCTTGGGGTAAGCTGCGTCGTGTGGAGTTGCCTGTCGAAGCGGGAGTAGACGATACCTTCAAAGCCCGTGTACTCCGCGTAGAGTTCTCGGCGGGCGATGATGGGATCCTTCATCGCGTAGTCCCGCCGGAGCTGCTCGACGTTTTCCCGGGAGAGGAAGGTATTGTCGAAAGACGAGCAGGTGATGACCGCGATTCTTGGATCCCCGTAGCAGTCTACTGGGTCGTGATCCTTCGGGACGTAGCGGCGGGTCTCCTTCCCGGTCGCGTCCTTCTCCGGTTCTCCGTCGGGCCCCTTGGCCAGGTCGTAGTGGTCGTAGACGCAGACGTGACACCTGCCGCAGCGGTAGGCGCGGTCGATGACTTCCGTTTTCGTCCAGTGGCCAGGGTAGCTTGCCGTCCCGGTCAGGATGATGACGCCGCCGGATTCCATGACGCGGCCACGGAGGACGTCCATCACTTCGGGCTTGGCGATCTGGCATTCGTCCACTAGGGCCGCGCAAATCGTTTCGCCTCGCATTCGGTCGGCGTGTTCACCGGAGTGCATCTCGCATGTGAAGTAGAGATGCGGGATCGACTTCGACGGCTTGAGGAGGAAGTGGGCTGGCCCGGCATCACTCGCCCGCTTTTCCGTCACCAAAGCGTCCCCAGCCGCAGCCGTGAACCGACGCTTGGAGGCTGGCATCATGCCGTTGGTCGGGGCAACCAGATACATCAAGTTCGGAACGGAGTCGTAGACGTAGGGCTGCTTGATGAGTTCACGAACACCCCAGACCGTCTTCCCGCTACGGACGCCAGCCGAGAAGAGGATGACCTTTGCCCCGGCCTCGATGGCCTGAGATGCGATGACCTGCTTCGGGTGCGCTTCCCAATCGAGGCGGACGACCTGCGTTGCAACGCCGTCGGAGTGCCCTTTGTTGTGAGCAGGATACTCCGCGATCAGGTTATGGAGGTTGACGTGCTTAGGGCCAGCCTGAGCACCGTCTCCCAAGAGGCGGGTCTTCGGGATCTCCAACCCTTCGTGGCCGTAGTGCTCCTTCTGAACGATGGCGACTTGTGAGCCGGACGCCTGAATCTTCTGGATTCTTTCCTTCTGGCGTCTCTTCAGATAGGCGGCGTGGGACCTGCACTTCTGGGAGCAATGGATGCTCCTATGCGTCGGTGGCTCAAATTCAGTCCCGCAGACTTCGCACTTGATCTTCTTTGGCCCAGCGATGTTTAGATAAGGCTCATCTAGCGGAATCTCGGGCGCTGGCACGTCCGGATTCGGCTGCTTCCGAAGATAATAAGGGACCTTCTTTTTCACGCTTTCTTCTTTGCCAGAGATGTTGGAACCTTTGGTTTCTCAATCTGGACTTTTGAATACTGCGCGATCTGAACGCCTTGGCGCATCTTCTCCCGCTTGTTGAGGGCCGCGGGGCCGACGTAGCCCTCCAACTTGGCAAGAGCTTCCCCAGCCCTGATCTTTTCTTCAGGGCCGAAGTCAGGGCTATCGATGATGTCCTGATAGATTTTCCGGATGTAGGACTTCGGGACTGCCTCGTCTCCGATGAAGGCTCCGTCCTCTAGCGTGATCTCCTGCTTACAATGCGGGCAGTTCACTTCTTCGCCATGGGAGCGAAGGTCTCCTCCTTCGACTTCCCATCGCCCTCCGGAATATAGGTTTCCCTAGGACGCGGAGGCGGCCCTTCCATGCCGTCCAAGTGCGCGAAGGGATTGGACATCTGGAAGGACTTCCGGAGCATCTCGTCGGCCAACTGCTTGACCTGGGACTGGCTTGCCGTCTGCCCCTTCGGACGGTAGAGCGGCGAAGCGGCCAGCATCCTGACGCCGTGGTAGGCCATGGCTCCGAGAGCGAAGAGCAGGAGATGCGAGACGATCAGGACGGCGAATAGCCAGTAGGGCATCATGCGTCGATGTCCACTTCCTTCTCGTGCTGGCGCGGGTCAAAAGACTTCTCGAAGTCCTGCCGGTCCTGATCCAGGAGTTCGCGGCATTCCTTGGAACCGGCCATGATGAGCTTCCCGCCGGAACGCATCCTGTCCGGGTAGACCCAGCGTTCCCCGCACATGACGCAGGTGAGATGGTGGACCCAAGGGAACTGCCGGTCGTTCGCCATCATCATGGCCCGGCCATCCTTGTAGGCCTGGAAGACCGGAGCTGCGGCGAAGTAGTCAGAGCCGCACGTACAATTCATGCTCACTTCTTGCCGCCTTTCTCATGCTGGGCAACCGCATCCCCGGCGGTCTTGCCTTCGTTCAAGTTCTTGATGACAGTCTGAATAACTTGGTTTGAGGGGTTGGCGACCTCGACCTGACCGGAAGCCTTCCGCTTGGCGAACTCTTCGCGCTTCACTTCGCCAACGCGGCGACCAACGAAGATAGGCACATCGATCTTGACCTTGCGCTTGCGGCCCGTGAATTCGTCCATCACTTCGATGACTTGGACTTCGGTGATGTCCTCATGGATCTCACCGCCGGTTTCGTCGAACTCGCCGGTCGGCTTCCGCATCCTGCGCCATTCGATGTCGCACTCCGTCTTTCCGTCTGTCCAGCCGCCGCGCTCACAAAAGAAGTTTGTCTCCTCGCCAACGACGCGGCGCTTGTGGCCGCAATGGCAGATGAAGATGAAGCCGCCGGGAGGATCGGCTACGAGACGGCGGGTCCAACTGCCGTTCAGCGCATTGGCTTCATCCTGCTCGAAGTCCACCTTGCCAGCCCCACCCATCTGACTCGATGGGACCTGCTCGACGAAAGAGCCGCGGGTCTTGACGCCCTTGGGCTTAAAGACTTCACCGGCCATGGGAAACCTCCTTCAAGTGTTCGGAAAGGGCATATAAGGTTCTGCTTGGAGGGACGAGTCGCATGGTGTCCTGAAGGGACACGCCTGCGTGGATGCACTTCTTCGCAGTCTCGCCCGCCGTCTTCGACGACGGGTCGGACACGGCAAGCGGACGCTGGTACTGACCGCGCACCTGAATCAGAAAATTAAGCCCGTCATCGCGCCTTCCGGAGGCGGCGATGCTATAGGGCTGCGTCAGGAGGCAGCAGATAGGGACCTGCATCACCGCTTCGGCCCCCGCTTGAGCTTCTTGGGCTCCGCCGGAACTTCAGCGATGATCCTCCGCGCCTCGGCCAGCTTGTCGTCATGGGTGGCGACAAACTCCTCCGCGTCCTTCCGCTTCTCCTTCATCTCGAGCTGCTCGATAAGCCTGGGAAGGTTATGGATGATCTTGCATGGAGGTACCTTCGGCTCTACCGGACGTTCGCAGGTGAACCAGACCTCAGCGTCGATGACGGTCCTTCCGGTATACCCGCAGTCGCACGCAAAGGCGTAAGCGCCTGGAATCAGGTTCTTCTGCTTGTCTTTGGCGCGGTCGATGACGGCCATTAAGCAACCTCCGATTTCATCTTTCTTGGGAGTTCAGGGACCTCACAGGGAAGGACATCGCGGCGGAAGTCCATCGCCGCGCCGACGGCGTGGACATCGCGGACGAGTTTTCGCAGCGCGTCGGGCTCTAGGGATGCGGCGTGGTCCCGGCCCTTCATGGCGCGGTCTAGCGTGAAGTGCCGCTCCACCCACGTAGCACCCAAGGTGACGGCGGCCATGTCGAGGGCGATCCCCAAGTGATGCCCGGAGAAGCCGCGCTCCTGCCAGCCGCACTCCCGCAGGAAACGGGGGATGTCAAGAAGCTTGACGTCCTCCATTTTCGCCGGGTACGTGGCCGTGCAGGCATAGGGGATGAGATGGGCTCCGCGCTTGACCTCAAGCCTCGCCCATTCCGCTTCCGTCGCTGGGGTGGCCATCCCGTTCGAAATGTGGATCGGCTTTTTCCAGAGTGAGAAGACTGTGTTCAGGAGCTTCCAGTCTTCGTTGTGCGCCGAAGGTACCTTGATGTAATCCGGGTTGAGCGAGGCCACTTCCCGGAAGCTGGTGAGGTCCCAGACGGAACAGGAGTATCCGACACCGAGACCCTCCGCGAACGACTTCAGCTCGTGGTGGGCGTCGATGGAAAGTTCGAGCCTCTCCCGGTGCTCCCCGTAGGTAGCACCGAAAGAGTGTTCGGAGAGATAGGGACTGGAGTACCTTTGGGAGGAAAGGCACTCCTGTGGATTGCGCTTCTGAAACTTGACGTAGTCCACGCCGCAACCGGCGGCAACCGCGATCATGCGCTTCGCGGTATTGAAGTCGCCGTTGTGATTCTGGCCGATCTCCGCGATGATCTTCACGTTCACGTCTTCGGCTCCGCTGCAATGGCGACGAGGCAACCGGGCCGATTCTGAAAAGTGACCTGAGCGAAGAAGCGTTCGAGTAGCTTCCGAAGCTCCTTCTCCTGGTACTCATGCAGGTGCCATCGATTGTCCGGATTCCTTCCGTCGTCCCGCTTCGCTTGCGGGGTCGTGATGAAGAGAACCCCTTCCGGACTGAGCCATCCGGCAAGCTCTTGAAGGAGGACGGGGGCGAGATGTTCTGGGATGTGCTCGAGAGCTTCGATGATCGTGATGAAGCCGACTCGCTTGTTGAACTGATTGGTGTCGAAATCCGGAGACAGGAGGTACTCCGTTCCCGCCCTAGAATGGAGGAGGCGG